TCTTTCAGTATATCCAGTGAATGGGGAAAAAGGACTTTTATAATCACCAACGGGAACTTCAGAAGTTCTACCAAAACAACCCAAAATTACAGGAATCTGGGCATTATCACCATCCATAAAGAAACCAAATACAACATCAGAAGGTCTTACTTTATGATTTGTTGCATAGTTTGATGCACCAGTTCCTGCAGTTGTTGGTAAAAGAATTTGAGCCCAAGGCAAATCATTATCTGGTAAATCTGCTTGACTGTATGGGTGATATCCCATAATACGAACTTTGCATCGATTTCCCCACCCATCCTTATTTGCCTGCTTATCTTGAGCAGTTACTGGTGCAACTTGACCAACCCACCAGCGGAATCCATCTCTTCCAACAAAATTACTTTTTAATAGTGATTCTTCAATCATAGTTTTTACTTGTTATTTGTTCCATAAAGACCGAAAGTATCCCTAACCAATTTCATTGAGGTATAAGATGCCTCTGTATCAAAATGATGGCATAGTTCTTTAATCATATATAGACCACTTTGTTCCTTATCAAATTCATCCTTATCATCACTAGAAATTCTTGGAAATTTGCAGGAAATAATATCACCCGCTCTTAAATTTGTATTGGATGGAACAATCATATTAACTGACTGGGTAAATAAAATATTATATCTCATAATTGCTTGAGATTGATATTTTATTGGATCTGAATTTAAACTTGTTGATATGCCAGATTCAACCGTTCCAACATCTAAAATCTGAGTTAAAATTCTAGTAGGAACGTCTCCTAAATTAACATTACTACCACTAGATATTTTTGGAAGATCTAATTTTTTGCCTAGATTTTTTACTTGAGATGAATAGTTATCCAATTTAAACACCCCATCCTGTTCTTTTGTAAATCCAAAAGTTAATGGATTATAAAACATCCTGTAACTAGAATATGTTCCGAGTCTTAATTTTTCTAAAAGATTTTGATTTCTTTGAGTATTATATTTTAAAATTTTAAAATCAGTATTAGATCCTATTCTATTCTCGTTAACTTGACTATAATAATATTCTGCTTTAGAAGAATCCATTATCAATTTGTCAATAGATCGGAATTGGAATCCATCCTTAGTTTGAAAAAATACAAATCCTGCCGTAGCATCTTTCGATATATCAGGAACTCCTTTTGATGCTAACCACACTAATACTGTAAAAGGTTTTCTTAAATTCCCAATAAATCCGTAAGGATTTGAAGTTTTATCAATAGTGCCTATTCTGTTAGTTTGCAAATATTCACTAATAATGCTTCTTACCGAAGTATCAATACTTGAAGTTGTTGGATATTTTTTTGCAACTCTAGAAGTCTCGTTAGTTATTGCTTCTCTAGAAACTAAATTGAGTAAAAAAGTTTCCCTATTTGTTTCTGAAATTACATCAGTAATACTTGAAACATACAAAGTATCTTTAGTAAAATTTAACCCTGGATTTTTATCAGTATTTCCTTTTATTTTCAACGATACTCTTTCACCGCCCCTCAAAGGTAAACCATTATAAATTGATTGCCTAGAACCATCCGCGCCACCAAGAGAATCTGATGCTTGAATAGAATCACCAGTATTCACTACTCTAATTTTAGCAGTAATTGTAGGAGAAAAAATATCTTCATAGTAATCTATTGATACTGTACCACTTCTAATATCAACAGTTTTACTTTGATTATTAGATTCGATAGTTAATTCTTCGTAAATTGACTTATCTATTGCTGCCATTATGTGTATACCAGGTCTAAGAGTAACTTATTTTTTATAAAACTATTTAACGTCTGACCAACCACAATAACTTGTGGTTGCCCACCACCCCCACCACCAACAGGAATCATCTGTGGTGGTTTCCTATCATCAATAACCACCATTTGCTGTCCTGGTTTGCTTGCCTGCTGAATTTGTTGGGTGGAAGTTGCTTGTGATGGTGAAGAAATTTGTGCTAAAGATGGTGCTGGTGGAGCAACTTGTGCTGGAGATGGAGCACCTGTTGGTTTTCCTGCAACTCCAGTAAGTTGTCTACCAATTGAAAGAAGACCAAGATATGGTTTTGGATCAATTGGCTTTCCTCCAGGTCTTGCCTCAAAATGCAAGTGAATGTCATAGTTACCACCACTCTTTCCAATTTCACCGATTGTTTGACCATTATACTGCTGTCCCTCTCTAACAAAAATGCTTGCTAGGTGTGCAAAATAAAATTCAATATTTCCAGATTTAATAATAACTAAATTTCCATATCCAGCACCATTATTTCTAGCATAAGTAACTTGTCCAGATTGCCTGAAAGAAACATAAAATCCCCTTTTCCCATAAGTTCCAATATCAATTCCGGCGTGAGATCTTGTAGAAGATCTATAAGCACCAAAACCTTGTCCAGGAGTTAGACCACCTAAAGAACTCTTATTCATTGCAACATTTAATTCATCTTTTACAGTTGTTGAAACTGTTGGTGATGGAGAAGATCTAGTATCAATATTTCTACCAGACTTAACTTGCTCCAAAGATTTTTTAACTTGTTGTGAAGTAATAGAACTACTTTGTCCGTCATGATAAAATTTTCCGGATGCATTTGGTAAAACTGCAAATTCTTGTGAAAGACCTTGCATAAATTGCTCTGTTGACATCTTCCCAGCCAACCATTGATTTCCTCCCCTATTCATTCCAATATTAACTTTTGCCGCTATTAAATCTTGATTTTCTGGACTATAAAGATCTTTGTCTGGATTCAATCCTGCTGCTTTTGCTCTACCAACTAAGTATTGTGGAAGTTGTTGATACTTTCCTACAGCACCGGTTGCTCTTCTAGCAACATCTGCAATAGTCATTTTCGTTGCACCAGGCAAAGTTGTGCTGGGATACATCGCTTCATAGTTTCCACCAGATTCTTTTGATGCAACTAAATCTAATAATGGTTTCCATTCTCCAGAAGAAGATGTTGTTCCTCCAGGAGGAGACTCATAACTTGTCCCAAATGGAGCAGCATCTTGTCCAGTAACCACTCCCTCACTTAAAGTAGTAGTCATCAATTTCATACCTTCATCAAATTGACTTTGCATCTCCTCAAAATTGTTACCAAGTTCACTCAATGAACTTCTAACTCTATTCGATGTATCAAAAAAATCAAATGATATGACATTCTGGAAAACTGCACCCAATACTTTACCAAACCCAGTAAATGTATCTAATACATTACCCATAAAAGATTTAAATATGGTTACCATTCTTTGAATTCTGGCAATCAATTCTGTTGCCATTGTTATAATTGTTGGCAAATTATATGTCAACCATCCAAGTAAAAGTGAACCTAAGAAATCAAGTATTCTACTCAAAAATCCCTTTGCACCTTTAGTAATAGCATTTATTGGTCTAAAAATAACTTCCCTAGCCTCGATTACATCTTCCTTTGCCTTTCTTTGAAAATATTCTTTCTTTCTGGCAAAAGATTTTTTATCTCCTTGTATTGCTTCTTTAGTGACTCTTGTTTTATTCAAGAGAACTTTTTTCATATCAACTGTAGTTTTTTTACTCTTATCTAATGAAGAAGAGAATGAAAAAAATCTACTAGATATTTTGCGAAGATTTAAGAAAGACCCTGCTATAGTTGCCATTTTATGTTACTATATTATAGCTTACTTGGGAATATAACAAATAAAAATTATCAGGATTTCCGGAAGATATGGATGGTACTTCGGAAGCTGCTCCACTTCTTTCAGACATTTGTGGCATTTGTGGTTGACCTCCACCAGAACTCATATACACTACATTTGGTTTTGCTTCTGGTTCTTGACCAATCGTGGGTGTTGAGGTTGGAATTCTTTGAGTTTGCGCAGGAGATATTGATGGGGATGAAGATGGTACTGAAGATATTTGTTCTGCCTGACCAGGAACTTTAGATTCTCTTTCTACACCTGGTATCGAAATTTCACCAAATTCTGCAGGTTTGCTAAAATCAACCGTCACCTCCTCCGAAGGTGTTTCTTTATTGGGATTAAATGAAAACTCCATAGGAGGAGGAACCATATTTACAGATGGTGCAGTAACAGGGGTGGGTGGAGGACTACTTACTTGTGGGGGAGGAATAACTGGTGAAGTTGGAGTAACATTAACAGGTGATGGATTAGTAGTAGAAGGTGTCGATGAAGGAGGAGGAGGAGAAGTAGTTGTAGTAGTAGGAGTAATAGGTCGAGAAATACTAGAAGAAGTAGCAGGTTCATTTGGATTTTTCCCCAAAAGATTACCCCCAAACATTTCTGAAACTGCATCAAGAGTGTAGGCAGCAGCAAAGGGAATTTTAAGTGCTCCTGGAGCAAAAAGTGCTCCTGCAGAAACCGCTGCATCTACATTTTGACCACTGGCAAGATCCATAACGCCACTAGCACCAGTAAAGAATTTTGATATGCCACCAAGAAACCCCCCACCAGGTTTTCCTCCAGCGGTAGGTGGTTTTCCTCCAGCAGCGGCACCAGCACCAGCAGCCCCTACACCAGCGGCTGCCGCTGCTGCTGGAACTTTTCCAATATTTAATAATCCTTTAGCAGCATTACCAAGGAGTCCAAAAAATTTACCAATAGTATTCTTTAAGAGAAAACTACCAACACTAAGTGATAATGATGCAATTGTTCGGGAAATTGCTAAAAATCCACCATTAAGTAATAATAAAATGCCACCAACAATTGCAAGATTTTTTAGGACTGAATTTTTAATGTTTTCTAATTTTTCAGTATTACCACTAGAAAGAGCTCTAAAAGTTTCTATAGCTTTATCAAATAACCACCCAGAAAATAATATAGTAAAAAATTCCATTACTCTACCAAGAGTAAATTGCACTCTTTGACCAATAGCTTGTATTGGTGCCATTAATGCCGAAACAATCTTTTTCTCTATTAAATTTTCTTTATCTGTCCTATATTGTTGTTCTGCCTCTCTATTTTGTAAAACTTTTTCTTCTAATTCCTTTTTTTGCTCTAAATTTGAATCGGAAATAAGTGCAGTTTTTACTCCCAATAATTGATTCCCTAAATCAACTACTTTAGTCTGTAAAACTTGAAATTGATTTTGTAGTGTTCCAATAATGTTATTGTTTAGTGCTAATTGCTGCTCGTCTCTAGTAGTAAGTGCATTTATCTGCTTTTGCAGAGAAGAAACTAAATTTGGATCTACTTGTGGGGTTTGTGCAGTTGGAACTAACTCTGAAGAATCTATAGCCCTAGTCAAGGGAACAATTGCACCCCCTCTACCACCACCCGCACCTCCACGATTTCCAGTAAATTTGGAACTAGAAATTCTGGTAATTCTACCTAAACCAAAATTTCTTAAACTAATTCTTTCAGAAGACGTGTAGTATCCACCTTCAGGCTTTTCACCAGTTTGAGATCTTTCTAGTGCTTCTTGCCTATCCATTCGCCTGCTGCTTTAGTTTTTCTTCCTCAAGATGATTATGTAAAAGAGATATATAGATTTCTCTTTCCCAAGGAATCATATTTTCTAACTCTGTCAAGCTATATTTATGATACTGCATCAAGGCAAAATTTGTCTTATAGTATGACGCAATATCTTCATGCGCCATACCTACGCGAAAAAAGATGTCAAGCCCTCAAGAACAACATCACTTTCAACACCAGTTTTTGGGTTCTTAACAGTCAAGGTATGGGAAAGTTTAGGCATTGTTTCAAAAAACTTTTCAATTTCTTTAAACTGATTTGATGTAAGTTGCTCAATAAATTCACTCAATTCCTTCTTAGTGCAATCAGAAGCTGCCCAAGATTCTTCTTCACTATAAACCTGTTCTATACAAGAACATATTAAATCGAAAGTATTTGTTACTGATAGAGTTTCACCAACTTCAAAATTATTTTTAATAAACTCATTCATTGATGGATACTTCATTCTCATAGAAAGATTATCATCTAGTTTAATATCTTTAGTATGATCTGGAGAAGTTTGAACTTGAATGTCGTCCAAATTGATAGTCATAGGAACTTGTGTTTGACCATCATCCGGACAAGTAATTAGGACATCAACCGTCTCTCCTACAGACTTTCCTCTGATATTTAAGAATAAGTACTCAATATCAAAAGTAGATAACTCATCTACTTTAATACCTTTACTCAAAATACAATTTGAGATTACAGTTTTGACTGCGTTTGCAATTTGCTTAGTATCCTCACTTTCCATTGCGATAATGAGAACCTTTTCTTCTTTGACTAAAAAGGGTCTATATCTAATCTTTTTTTGTAATGAAGGAACTTCCAATTCATAAATTGGTGTAGAAATCTTTGGTAATGGCATAATAACCTATCTATTCATATGATTATTTAGAATGTGAAATTAGTACTATTTGGATCATATGCAAACGTAACTTTTGCATTCGCATCTAAAAAGTAACTATTGCTTGACTGATTTTGTTGGTTCGGTTGAGTTTGATCCTTATTATTATCAGAATTTCTGTTTATATCCGCACTAGTAACTTTCCCACAAACATACCTATCATAATTAAAAGTAACACTAATTGTTAATGTACTACTACCCTCATAAGAAACTGATGGAGAAGCAACTGCTAAAGGAAATAACCCATAAAAATTATACTCAATCGGATTTGAATAATCTTTGTTAAATTTTATAATTTTTGTAGAATCGCATTTATAACCAGAATCAACATCAGATGGATACTGCATTCTATAAAAATATCCAGGAGTTGCAGGATTTAATGCACTGTTTGATATATCAGAAGATCCGGATGCAATATATTCTGTCCAGTGCTCTAAAAATTTTACCATTTTATACTTATGATCTACATAAAAAGACAGATCAATTGGGTTAAACATTTTAGTGTGAGCAAATTTTTCCATCACACCAGTATAACTGCCCTTCAAATCCATAGTGGCAAATGAACTAGTTGGTAAAGAAGCAGAATAACACATTAAACCAGCGTCCTCAGTAATAAAACGATAATCCACGTTTCTTAAGGACAAATATCTTCTTAAATTTGCAGATAGACCACCAAAACTAACCTGATATTGTGAAGTTTGAGCTAAATTAAATATAGGTTTAATATCACTTATTCGTTTTGGTTTGATTATAGCCACTCTAAATATTTTTAATAGAACTATACTATATGTATAATGGCATATAAAGGAAAATACCAACCATCAAATTCAAAAAAATATAAAGGCGACCCTACAAATATCGTTTATAGATCTTTGTGGGAAAGAAAATTTATGGTTTATTGTGACAAAAATGAAAATGTTCTTGAATGGGGAAGTGAGGAAATTGCTCTCCCATATCGTTCTCCAATTGATGGAAGAGTTCATAGATATTTTCCAGATTTTTATATTAAAGTTCGAGAAAGCACCGGTCAAATTAAAAAATATATTATAGAAATTAAACCAAAAAAACAAACAGTAGAACCGAAAATTCCTAAGAGAAAAACCAAAGGATATATTTACGAGGTTGTTGAGTATGCCAAAAACCAGGCAAAATGGAAGGCAGCTCAAGAATTTTGTGAAGATAGGATGTGGGAATTCAAAGTTCTTACTGAGGATGAATTAGGTATAAACTAATGCCAAGAAAAACTTTACAACAAAGACAAAATAAAAATACAGAAGATACTAAAGGAAATAGAATAGCACCTTTTTTGGATACCCTAAGAGGAACAGAAAATCCAGATGACATAATGGTTACTTTATTGGAAATATTGACCGAAACTTCACTTGTTCCAGAGGTAGGTGGATATTATACTTTCATATACTCCCCAAAAACGCCGAACACCAGATATGATGAATATCCACTAGTTGAAATTACTACTATTTTTAGATGGGGATTTAAAGGAATAAATTATCACCATCCCGGTCCAAGACAATATACCTGGGAAGAAATTGTTGGTTCTTTGCATAAAATTTATCCAGACGAATTCAAATCAGTTAGTGCCCTAGCATTTAAAAAAATACGTCTAAATAGTTAAAAAATACCAAAAATGTCAATATACAGGTATCCATTACGAAAACTTGGGGATTCTGATGATTTTTTGGAAATAAAAATTTTAGAATATAAAGCTCCTGGCGTTACAACAGGATCGTCAATAACTGGTATTTCACAAAAAACATCCTCAGATTCATTAAAAGGATCAACACCAAAAGATTTCATCTATCTACCAGTACCACAGTCTATAGAAGATACAAATGCAGTTGATTGGGGCGATGATAGCTTAAATAGCATCGCTGCTTATGGACTTGCGGCTTCAAAAAACGTCATCGGAAGTGCTGATGGAGTACAAACTTTAGGAAATGAAATAATTAATGCTATAGGTGCGGCAGGAGATGTTGTAATTTCTGGCAATGGGCAAGACTTAGGTACGTCATTTTTTGCCTCACAAGCAGTTAATGCACTTGGAGCAAACGTTAGTTTAGAAGGTCTAATTTCAAGAGCTACTGGTAAAGTTTTAAATCCAAATATGGAGCTCTTATTCAAGGGTGTAAAATTAAGATCATTTAATTTTTCTTATGACTTGGTAGCAAGAGATCGAGATGAGGCAGCTCAAATAAAAGGGATGATAACTACACTCAAAAAAGCAATGGCACCAAGAAAAAGTTCTGGATCTGGTGGTGCCGGGGGAGGGTTATTTGTATCTGCACCAAATGTTTTTCAATTAACCTACAAAAAAGGTTCTCAAAATCATCCATTCTTACATACATTTAAACCAACAGCTCTATTGAATATGTCAGTTGATTATACTGGATCTGGAACATATGCAACATATTCAGATGCAACTCCAGTCCATATTAAACTTACTATGGCATTCCAAGAATTAAATCCAGTTTATTATGAAGATTACACCGATGATCTAGCGGGGGTAGGGTACTAAAATGGGTTACTTTAGAGAATTACCAAATGTAGAATATCAATCATTTTTGAATGATTCAACATCATCCAAAGATTACATTCTGGTTAAAAATTTATTCAGAAGAACTAAATTAAGAGATGATTTATTTAATGTAGTTACATTATTCAATAAGTATCAAATTCCAGATGGTTCTAGACCCGATTTAGTTGCCGAAGAATTATATGGAAGTCCTGATTATGACTGGGTAGTATTGATTAGTGCCGGAATAACTCATATCAGAGATCAATGGCCATTATCAGATAAAGACTTATATGAATTTGCACTCAAAAAGTATGAAAATGATTTAACAGAAATTAGATACTATGAAACTCGTGAAGTTAAAGATGATGAAGGACGATTGATACTTCCTGCCGGAAAAATTGTAGATCCAAACTTTACTATACCTAAGCCACAAAAAAAAGATGTAACTATAAATCCGGTTGCCGGAGTGACAAATTATGAATATGAAGTCAAGAAAAATGATGAAAAAAGAACAATATATCTGCTCAAACCAGAATACTTGCAGCAATTCTTAAATGATATGAGAAATATTATGTCTTATGAAAGATCTTCACAATATATCAATTCAAGCTTGATAAGAACTGAGAACACTAAAGTAAAATCACCATAAAAAACCGCAGACAATGTCTGCGGTCTAATATTATTTAATTTACACCATCACTCTTCAGCAAGGCGAGCAAAGTAGGAGAGGGTATCATCATCCTCATCTTCACTATAAGAAGAAGATTTAGTAGGAGTTAGATTATTCAGTTGAGTGCGAAGATCTTCATCAAGAGAAGGCGCAGTTCCACGATAACCATCCTCATCTTCAACTTCGGCATCCTGAGCCTTAGAAGAACCTTTCAGACCAAGAGTATAATCAAGGCGCTTCTTGAGATCTTCATAAGACTTATATTCAGCAGGACTCATAAACTCCTGGAGAGAATACTGCTTCTTCCAGATTGCTTCCATTGCATCATCATCGTCCAGTAGAGCACTCTGAGAGGCAAATTCACTGGAATCATAATTACGATAACCAGCAACGTTCTTTGCCTTCAGTTTGAAGTTAGCACCTTTCCAGAAGTCAAACGGATCGATAGGGGTCTCATCTTCAAACTCTGGTTGCATTGCTTCGGTGAGTTTGTCAAAGATTTTCTTACCATACTTGAACAGGAATACCTTGCCCTCATTCTCGGGATTGGTAGGATCCTTTACAACATAGATATTGCTCATATAAGTCAGTTTGCGCTTCTGCTTACGTGCAACTTCTTTATTAGAGTCTATACCAGAATTCCAGAGACCAGAGTTGTGTTCGCACACAGGGCACTTCTGATTCAGTGTGGTCAGGCAGTTATCAATCAACCAACCACCAGGACCCTGGAAGGCGTGAGAATAGACTTTAACGAATGGTAGATCTTCCCCATCAGGAGCAGGCAGGAAACGAATAACGGCATAACCATTGCCACTTTTATCAACGTCAAGTTTCCAGAGACGGTCATCGGAAGAATTACCAGAATTATTCATTTTTTCGACTTCTTTCACCAGTTTATCGGTGAGAGAACCAAGTTTAGATTGTTTTTTAAGGTCGGCAAAACCCATTTTAGATACCTCGGATAGTTTGGATTCGGGAGATTACTTGGATATTATAGCAAAAAAGCACTCATCAGTCAAGATACTTTTTGAGCGACTCAATGGTTTTTGTCATACTGCTGAAAAGTATGCTCATATCAGTCTCTGGTGGGAATCCCATCAGAGCAACGGACTTTCTCAGATTCTCTTTCATCTCAATTGCCTGAGGGTCATCAGAAAGAGAAAGTCTGGTGTACATAATACGCTGCTTTTCAAGCAGTCGTGTCATTTTTTCGATGTGTTCTAGTTTATCTTCACGGGGCATCATACCAAAAGTTAAAATACTATTGTATATAAATTCTTGGAGTTCGTGAATTTCTTTAAGTTCTTCCTGAATAAGTTCAGAATCAAAAAAACTACTCATCTATAATATCCCGTAAAATTCGTTTATAAGAGAACACATCAATATGTATAAAGGGTTTATACTTTTTGATTTTTAAACTTACGGTTTCCCACACAGGGTCCAGAAGTTTTTTATCAAATACATTCCCAAACAGAAATATTATATCATAAATGACTAGTGTTTCAAGACTAATATTTCCACTCAGAAACTTTTTTAGTACCGGCGGATGCCCTTTGGAGCAATTCAAGGCATCTTCTAATTTTATTTCCGAGAACAATTCTGTTGATTGCTCCTTGAATAAGTAACTCAGACTCTGTTGTCTTTTCATCCATTCCTGGTAGTTTTTTTCTCCAGAATTGATAATTTCTCCAATCCATATACTTTGGGGATTATCTGTTGAAATAAAGTTTGATACTAAGAAATCAACAACTTCTTTATCAGAATACTTACGTGATGTTTTTTCAAACCAGTATTTGTCCTTACGTTTATTAAAGGAGGTTAGACTGGCACGAGTTTTAGCACCATATTTAAAGAAGTCGTATTTTGGATTTGTGAAATGATTTTTAAGTGACAAATAATGTTGATAGGTTTCAAAAGGAGTCACAATCATAAAGGCAATTTTGCTCTCGAAGTTTTCTTCATAAAGTTAAGACGAATGGCATCCCATTTCAACCTTTCTTTGAGAGGTTTTGAAATAAGTTTTGCAATTGAATCAACTTCAATACTGTTAATTTCACAATAATGACAGATGGCATCAATGTAATTACAGTTTTCTTCTGCAACGATTTTCTCAATTTCTAGAGCAAACTTAGAAGGCGTAAGAAATTTGTCCTCTATTGCCTTTTCTAATTCTACATTTTCTTTATTTTGTTCCATAGAGTTCCAGTTTATCTCCAACAAACTTTCTAATGTATTGGGTAAGCAGTTTGATGTACTTTGGTTTGTCATATTCTTCATAGACGACACATTCTCCATTTTCGCAAGCCATAATGATTACAAGTTTTTTGACTGAAATTCCAGTCAATTCGTATAGCATACATCCATATGCCATACACTGAACAAAATAATGTTCGATCCACTCTCGTGGTTTTGGTTTTTTAGATGTCTTAAAGTCTATGATTGCTAGTTCGCCATTATATTCTGCAATACAGTCAACTGTTCCAGCAATACCTAGTATCTTACTATATAGGGACCCTTCAAGAGAGTGAATATTGCTTATACGATTGAGTTCTGTTTTAGAAATCTTGAACAGAAAATCAGAAAGAGGTTGAACTGGTGGAAGTTCTTTATTATACAAATAGTTTTCAACTAGAGTGTGCATATCAGTTCCACGACTTGTTGCCGCTTTTGTGACACGCTCTGCCTCTGCTTCTCCGACCTTTTTACGCCATTTAACAAAAATTTCTTTATTAAAATGACTGGTCACCGAAGTGATGGAGACCAGTCTGAGAAGTTCTTCTTCGGTTGGAACTTTATAATAACGAACACCATCTATAGTTTCTCTCTCAAGTTGAGGGAGATTCAAATCAATATGATTAAACATTAAAATCCTGCATCCATTTTAGCAATAATATACTCTTTGACAAGTCCCGAACGAACAATATCTTCGACACCAAATTCAATTATATCAAAAGATGGCATTTTACGCAAGACTGTCATAAAATCAATAATTCCATTACGCTCATTTGTTTTCTGTAGGTCACTCTGAGAGGCATCTCCACAGAACATAATCTTTGAGTTCTCACCAACACGAGTAATAATAGAATCTAGTTCGTGATATGACATATTTTGGAACTCATCCACAATAATAATAGAATTATCAAGCGTGGTTCCTCTTAAGAATGAGGTGCTCCAGAACTTAATTGTTTCCTGAGATTTGAGATTTCCATAGAGCATCTCAAATTCGGCATCACTTGAAAGTTGAAACATATACTTCACCATATTCTTATAAGGAATCTGATAAATATCCGACTTGTCATCATAAGAACCGGGAAGAAATCCAATCTCCCTTGTGGCAACTAAAGAACGGACAAGGTAG